TAAAAGGAATTACAATACCTCAAAGTGTTGGTTCTTATGATTTAGATAAAACACCATACATTCCATTAAGAATGATTAAAGTAGATGGAGAAGATTATGGTCGTTCTTATGTTGAAGAATACATTGGTGATTTAATTTCATTAGAAGGTCTTACTAAAGCAATTGTAGAAGGAGCATCGGCTTCAGCTAAATGTTTATTTTTAGTATCTCCAAACGGAACAACTAGAGCAAAAGCTTTAGCTGAAAGTGAAAATGGAGCAATTATTGAAGGCTCCGCTAGTGATGTATCAGTATTACAATTACAAAAATTTGCAGATTTTAAAGTAACTTACGAAGCTTTAAATAAAATTGAACAAAGATTATCTTACGCATTTTTATTAAACGCATCTGTTGTAAGAGATAGTGAAAGAACAACTGCTGAAGAAGTAAGATATGTAGCTCAAGAATTACAAGATAGTCTAGGTGGTATTTACGGAATATTAAGTCAAGAATTTCAATTACCATTTGTAAAAAGAAAAATAGCTGTTTTACAAAAATCTAAAAAATTACCTGAATTACCTAAAGGTGTTGTATTTCCAAAAGTTATTACAGGATTAGAAGCTTTAGGAAGAACAACAGATAGAAACAAATTAGTTTTATTTTTACAAACTTTAGGAGCAACATTAGGAGCTCAAACAATACAACAATTTGTAAATGTTTCAGAAGCAATTACAAGATTAGCAATAGCTGATGGAATTGAAGTTAAAGGCTTAATTAAAACACAAGAGCAACTTCAAAGTGAGATGATGGCGCAACAAGAAGCGGCGGCACAACAACAACAAAACCAAGCAATATTAGACGCTGGAAGTAAGATAGCAGGAAATATTCCTCCTCAAGCTTTAGGTGAAACTATTGCTTCATATCAAAACAATAACCAATAGGAGTAATTATGGTTGAACAAGTAACAATAACACAAGAAACAAATAACCCAACATTAGAACAACAAGCTCAAACTCTTGATGCTAATTCTCAAGCAAAGCAAGAAACTCAAACAAATGAGATTTCTACTAAACCAGAATGGTTGCCTGAAAAGTTTTCTTCAGTAGAAGAACTGGCAAAAGCTTATAAAGAATTAGAACAAAAGTTTTCTTCTAAACAAGAACCAAAAGCTACTAAAGATTTAAAAATTGATAATCAAAAATCTTCAGAGTCGACAAATACTTTTGATAAATTTTATAATGAATTTTCAGAAAAAGGTTCTTTATCAGAAAAAAGTTACGGAGAATTAGAAAAACTAGGTCTTAATAAACAATTGGTTGACGCTTATATAGCAGGTCAACAAGCTTTATCTGAAAGAGAAAATGCATCAATTTTAAGTTCAGTAGGTGGTGAAGAAAAGTATAAACAGATGATTGACTGGTCTTCAAAAAATCTTTCAGAACAAGAAATAAATACTTTTAATGAAACTTTAGAAAAAGGTACACTTCAACAAGTACAATTAGCTGTAGCTGGAATAAATGCTAGATTTTTAGCAGATACAAAAGAACCTAATTTATATTCTGGAAGTAAAACAGCTTCTAACGTTGGTTATCAATCAGTCGCAGAAATGTTAGCTGATATTAATAATCCAAAATATAAAAGTGACTCGGCTTTTAGAAGTTCAGTTGAGCAAAAAGTTAAGTTCTCAAACGTAATATAAATATAAATGTGGGGGTTTTTAGCAGGATTATTTAAAAATCCTGTATTGAATTTAATAGCTGATAAAACTATTGGGTCAATCAATCACTATTTAGAAGTTAAAAAACTAGAGAGAATAGCTGAACTTGAAGCTATGAAAGATGTATCTATTGCTCAAGTAGATGCATCGGAGCGTAGTCTTAAAGACGAATGGCTAACTATTTTTATATCTATAATTATCACTTGTTGTTTTGTACCAAGTTTACAACCTTTTATGATTAAAGGTTTTGAAATTTTAAAGTCAGCACCTACTGAAATATTATATGCAATTCTTATTGTATTCATGGGTAGCTTTGGAGTGAACATTTTAGATAAATATAAAAAATAAATGAATAATAAATTACTTGTTCATAAACATTTAATTATTAGAGCAGAGTCTAAAGAACCCCCAAATGACGAAGCAACTATCAAAAAATGGTTGTTACGATTTATTAAAAATATAGGAATGAAACCTCTTATTTATCCAATAGCTAAATATTGTGAAATGGTTGGTAATAGAGGTTTGACAGCAGTTGCTATCATTGAAACATCACATATTGTAATCCACACTTGGGACGAAGTTAAACCAGCACTTATGCAAATTGATATTTATTCTTGTGGAGAATTTGATGAAAAAAAGATTTGTAAAAAATTAAATAAGGATTTTAATTTAACTAAAATAGAATTCAAATATTTAAATAGAGAAACAGGATTAACAGACATCTCTAGTGGTATAATAAATTATTAACCCACTCTTCTTAAAGAGGGGTGACCATCACAAAGATAAAAATTGCCTTGGAGTATTACTTGCGAGTAGTACAGAAGAGATAACTATTTGAAGTATGTGATGATTTTTAAATAAACAACTAAACGGAGATAACTAATGGCTAACGCTACAGTATCTCGTTTGGGTCAATCAAACCTAGCTGGCGATGTAAATGCGCTGTTTCTTAAAGTATGGAGCGGAGAAGTTCTAGCAACATTCATGAGAGAAAACCAAATGTTGAACATGACGCAAGTTCGTCAAATTCAATCTGGTAAAAGTGCACAATTTCCAGTGATAGGTACAACAACTGCGTCTTACCACTCTGTTGGTGAGGAAATAGTTGGTTCTTCAGTTAGACATGTTGAGAAAACAATCAACATTGATGACTTATTAATCAGCTCTGCTTTCCTTGCAAATATTGACGAAGCTAAAAATCATTACGATGTAAGAAGTATTTATACTTCTGAAATGGGACGAGCACTAGCTAATACAGTAGACAAAAATCTACTTCAATTAGCTGTTCTTGCTTCAAGAGCTTCTGCAAATTACACAGGTGGAAAAGCTGGATTACAAATAACAGATGCGGATAGCGACACAAACGCTACTTCCTTAATCAGTTCTATTTTTGATGCGGCTAAAGCATTAGACGAAGCGGACGTACCTAGTCAAGATAGGTTCTGTGTTGTTAAACCTGCAATCTACTACAAATTAGTTCAAGACGATAAGATTTTGAACAGAGATTTTGGTGGACAAAATGGTGTTTACAGCGATGGTACAGTAATTAAAGTTGCTGGTATCAACATTGTAAAATCTAACACAGCAGTTGACGCATTTGCGGATAACAGCTCCGCAGTATCAGGCGCAAATAATACGTATAACGTAAACGCCGCTACTGTTACAGCAGTTGTATTCCATAAGAGCGCAATTGGAACTGTTAAATTAATGGATTTGGCTATGGAGTCTGAATATGACATTCGTAGACAAGGAACATTAATGGTTGGCAAACTTGCATTAGGTTCTGGAATTTTAAGACCAGAGTCAGCAGTTTCAATCAAAACAGCATAAGACCTCTAAACGAGAAATAGGCTTGGCGTATGAAATATTACGCCAAGTCACAACAATTCAATGACTACAATTACAACAAGAACTACAGAATTAGAAGCTGTTAACACAATGTTAAGCACTATAGGAGAAGCTCCAGTTAATAGTTTAACAGGAAATTTACCTACTGATGCAACAATGGCTATTAACATTCTGAATGAAGTTAATAGAGAAGTTCAAATGGCAGGATGGAAATTTAATTCAAGTTATAAAGTAACTTTATCAAGAAATAACGATAATAAAATTCCTGTTGCGGCCAATGTATTACATATTGAATTTAATCATCTAAAAGAAAACAGAACAGCTTATGACCCAGTATTAAGAGGAAATTTTTTATTTAATTTAGCTGATGAAAGTTTTACTTGGGATAAAAATTTTGAAGATGTATTTGTAATTTATTTATTACAATTTGAAGATTTACCTGAACCTGCAAGACATTATATTAAAATTAGAGCATCAAGAATATTTCACGACAGAACTTTAGGAGCAACAGCTTTACATAAATATTCAAGCGCTGATGAATTATCAGCTTTATCTTTATTAAGACAATCAGATAACTCAAATGCTGATTATTCTATATTTGACAGTTTAGACCAATTTAGAACAGTAAATAGAAATTCTGGCATTAAACTAACTTCTTAACATGCCACTTATAACAAGAAGTATATCAAATTTAATTGGTGGTGTAAGTCAACAACCAGAAATTTTAAGATTAGATAATCAAGCTACAGAACAAATTAATGGATTATCAAATGTTGTTGAAGGTTTAAAAAAAAGACCGCCTACAAAACATATTGCTAAAATTTCTAACACATCTTTTAGTAATGCTTTTATCCACACTATTAATAGAGACACAGTTGAAAGATATATTGTTGTAATAAAGAATGGAAGTTTACAAGTATTTACAATTAATGGTGTTGAAAAAAATGTAGTTATGCAAACAAGTGCTGTAAATTATTTAACAGCAACAACTCCTAGAGATGAATTTAAAGCATTAACTGTAAATGATTATACATTTATAGTTAACAAATCTAAAACAGTTTTATTATCTGGAACAACAAGTCCTGCTAAAATTGAACAGGCGGTTTATACAGTTAAACAAGGTGTAAATAATACTAATTATTCAATAACAATTGATGGCACAACTTATTCAACAACAAGCAGTAATACTTCAACAGAAAGTATTAGAGATGCATTATTTTCAGCTATCGGTAGTCCAGCAAATATAACTAAATCAAAAATAGGTAATTCAAGTTTTTCAATTGTAAAATCTACAGGAACATTAACAATTTCAGCTTCCGATGCTTATGGAGACCAAGCATCACAAGTAATAAAAGATAAAGTTCAAAATTTTAGCGATTTACCTGCTGTTGCTATAGATGGAATGGTAGTTGAAGTTGCTGGAAATGCAGATAATAATTTTGATAATTATTACGTAAAATATTTTAGCTCTACTAATGTTTGGGAAGAAACAGTAGCTCCAGACACTAAAACAACTTTAGATAAAGATACAATGCCCCATCTGTTAATTAGAACAGCAGATGGTCATTTTAGATTTACTCAAGCAGATGGCTCAACTTATACAATTTCAGCAACTAATTATACTGTTCCAATATGGGGAACAAGAGAAGTAGGAGATACTGATAGTTCACCAAATCCATCTTTTGTAGATACAAAAATAAAAGAAATATTTTTTCATAGAAATAGACTTGGTTTTCTTGCAGATGAAAATGTTGTTATGTCAAGAGCAGGAGAATTTTTTGAATTCTTCAATGAGACAGTAACAGATGTTTTAGACACTGATATAATAGATGTAAATGTTGCTCACACAAAAGTTTCATTATTAAATCATGCCGTTGCTTTTGATGAAAAACTTTTATTGTTTTCAGACCAAACACAATTTATTTTAACCGGCGGACAATCTTTAACACCTAATAATGTAAGTGTTTCAGTAACAACAGAATTTGAAAATTCATCAGGAGTATCACCAGTAGGAAACGCTAAAAACGTTTTCTTTGTTTTTAACAAAGGCGCTTATTCTGGTGTTAGAGAAATGTATGTTGAGCCAGATGGCGAAACAAATAATGGTGAAGATATTACAGCTAATGTACCTAAATATTTACCATCTAATATTTTTAAATTTGCTAATGCATCTAATGAAAATATATTAGTTCTATTAAGTTATAAAAATGGTTTTAAAAATTCACTTTATATTTATCAATGGTTTATTTCTAATTCTCAAAGATTACAAAGTGCTTGGCATAAATGGACAATTGGAAATTCTGCAAACACAGAAATTTTAAATGTAGATTTTATAGGTACTGATTTATATTTAATAGTAAAAAGGTCTGATGGCACTTACATTGAAAAAATGGATTGTGCGCCAGCTTCAGTTGATAGTGGAGCAAATTATTTAACTCATTTAGATAGAAAACTTGATAATACAGAAATAGTTTCTGAAACATTTAACGCAGGAACAAATCAAACAACTATAATTTTACCTTACGCTATTGATAGTACAATGAAACTTGTAGGTAAATCAGGTGGTACTAATTTAGCAGGACAAGATATAAATATAACTTCACAATCTGGCACAAGTATTATTGTTAGTGGAGATATTACAGCTTTTGATTATTTTATTGGTGAAGCTTACAATTTTACCTACACATTTTCACAACAATATTTAGCACTAGGAACTTCATCAACAACAGGTTCAAGAACTAGAATTAGAGAAGGAAGATTACAAATTAGAAATTGGACAGTTTCTTATAACGATACAGGTTTTTTTCAATCGGCAGTCACACCTGTTGCAAGAAGTACAAGCACATCAACGTTTACAGGTACAATTGCTGGGATTGGCTTACTTGGTAATGTTAATTTAGAAGATGGAGATTTTACATTTTCAGTACAAAGTCAAAATGAAAATTTAACAATTAGTCTTACAAACAATAGTCATTTACCTAGTAATTTTGTTAACGCTGAATGGGAAGGATATTATGTATCTCAAGCATCAAGCGGTTAAACCTTATATTAGAACTGCTACTGAAAAAGATTGTTGGTTTTTATCTAAAAATTTAAGGAAAGAAGATTATCAAGAAATTCAAGCTGTTACAGGTTTGCCTGCAATATTATCATTATTATCAGGACTTAAAATTAGTCAAGTTCCATTAGTTGTGTGTAATGAAAAAGGTAAAATAATATTAATGCTTGGTGTTGTCCCGAATGGTTTAGTTGGAACTATTTGGATGGTAGGAACAGAAGATTTAAAAAAAATGAGTTTAACATTTATTAAAAATTGTAAAGAAGTATTTAAAATTTTGAAAAATAATTTTCAGATTATTCATAACTATGTAGATGCAAGAAATCATTTACATATTAAATGGTTAAAATGGATGGGTTTTTCTTTTATTAAAAAACATAATAATTATGGAATTGAACAAAGACCATTTTACGAATTTGTTAAAATATAATGTGTAATCCAACATTAATTGTTGCGGCCGCTAGTGCCGCTTTTACGTATCAACAGTCTGTTGATGCTCAAAAAACGCAAAGAGAAACTCAAATAAGACAAAATCAAATAGCTTTAAAAAATTTAGAAAATAGAAGAGCTAATCAACAAACAGAGTTAATTCAAAAAACTACAAGAAATCTTCAAAAAATTGGTAAAGCTGAAACAGAATATAGAAGAAGAAGAGCAACTTTTATGTCAATGGATAAAGGTTTTACAGGAAATACTTACGAAGGTTTGTTAGCTAATTACTATGATTTTGAAGGACAATATAGAAATGCAGTTTTAGGAAATATTGAAACTGATAAAGCGCAATTTAGAACTGATTATTTAACTGGAAATAATATCTATGACAGTCAAACAACTTATGTAACTAACGTTAACTACGCTGGCTCTGCTATAAATTCAGGTCTTCAATTCGCTACTTCTTATTATAATTACAAAGCTCAACAAGAATTAAAAGAAGCAATAAATCCAAGATTTACTTACGATGAATAATGCCTAGAAAAGAACAAAACCCAAGTTTTTATGTTGAAACTCCAGAACAACAAGTTACTGCCAGAGATTTTGATATATTTTATAAACCTCAAGCAGAACCTAAAAATCCAGTCATCGGTGAATTGGCCAAATCATTATCTGCGTTTGTACCTGCACTACAACAATATAATGTCGTTCAAGAAATAAAAGATATTAAAAAACAAGAAGCAAAAGCTGTTGCTGATTTAAATTCAAATAAAGCTAATTTTGAAGAATTAGTTAGAAACAAATCTATTCCAGAAGGAGCTAACCCACACTATTGGAATAAAATGATGGAATTACATTTAAATTTAAAAGCAAGAGAATTCCAAAGACAATTTGATGAGTATTACGCAGAGAATGATGTAGCTGGAAGGCTAGCACCAGACGCTTTTAATGGGGCTTATATTGCGCAAATGGAGAAATTTTTTAAAGAAAATGATTTAAAAAAATATGACCCATTAGCTTTAAATAATGCTTTCTTTAAAAAAACTTCTGAATACAGAACTGCATTAGAAAATAAACATGAAGATGAAAGATTTAAAAGAATAAAAGAAGTAACAGAAGATAATTTTATAAAAAACTTTTCAGGCACATTTATTGATTACCAAAAAAATAAATCTTCAGTTGAGGATGTAAACACATTCATAAAAAATGAGTCGGACGCTATGATTAAATTAGGTGTAAGTCCTAATAGAGTTAATGATTTATTTATTAAAGGTTTTAAAAACTATCTTGAAGTTATAAATGATGATGATGGTTTTGAATATGCAAGAAAAATTAATAATGGATTATCTGAATTAAAATTAGGAACAGGTTATTTTGCAGGTGAAAAAGGAACTAAAAGAGGTCTTGCGCTTCAAGGAGAATTTGGAAGATTAATTACAGCTAAAGAATTACTTTATAAATCAACAAAAAATAATGCGGCTAAAGCTGATGATGAGAATAGAAAAAACAATTTATCAAATGGTTATTTTAAAGCTTTAGAAGACCCAAAGTTTGATTTAAATAAATATATTCTTGATAATCAATACGTTGGAAAAGATAAAGAATTTTTACTTCAAATACATGCAGGAGTTCAAAATTCTAAAAGTGTTAACCAATCTGATGGGGATGCAATTCTTGAATTATATGAATTACAAAAAACAGACCCATACGCAGTAAGAGGTAAAGCATCAGAATTTTTAAAAGCTAAAAAACTTTCATTAACTGATTATAAAACTTTTGATGAAAGCGCTGGTCGTTACAATGTTTTAGAAAACAGTGAATATTTTAGAAACAGTAGAGTTTATCAAAATTATAAAAAGATGTTTGATGATAAAGCATTTTCACAATATCCAACTTTAACATTTGAACTTCCTTTAATTAAAAATGAATTTGAAAAAGATTTAATTGATTATTACCAATCTCAAGTAAAATTAGGAAAATCAGGAAGAGAATTACAAAATCTAATTGATGCTGAAATTAAACTATTATTTATAAGAAATTTACAAAAATCTGTTTACGGACAAAATCAAGAAATAATTAAAAAGATTGCTCAAAGATACAACATATTCTTTGATGAAAATTTAAATCAAAACACTCAAAATAATAAAAAATAAATGGGTCAAATAATTGAAAGAGATGGAAAACAGTATGTTTTCCCAGATAGTTTCACGCCTGCTCAAATAGAAGCTGAAATTAATAAAACAACTATTACAACTTCTGCTCAAACTAACAACACAACAACTACTCAAACTCCAAAACCAGAAGATGATAAAAGAGGTTTTTTAACTGATATACCACTTCAAGTAATAGGAGGTATTAGAGACGGCGTTCAATCTGGAATTAATTTAGTTGAAAGTCTAAATGAAAATACAAACATGGGCGGTCTTGTATTTGGTGAAAATGCAAGAAATGGTGTTGTAGACTGGTTAACCACAGAACAAATGAAAGAGAAAAATCTTCGTTTCATTGGTTCAGGTGAAATAGGAGTAAAAGATGCAGTTAAATTACCAGAAGTCGATAAAGCAGACACAATTGCTGGAAGTTTAACAAGAGGTATTTCTCAATTTGTAACTGGTTGGTACACAGTTAAACCATTAAAATTATTTAGTGCTGGAACAAGATTAGGAAAATTTGCAGGTTCTACTGCACAAGGAGCGGCCGCAGATATTATAGCTTTCGATGAAGATACTGGTAGAGCCGTAGATACAATAGTAGATGTGTTTCCATCATTACAAAATCCTGTATTTGAATATTTATCATCAGAAGGAAAAAATGAAACTTGGTATGAAGCAAGATTAAAAAATGCTTTAGAAGGAGGAATTTTTGGAACTGTAATTGAAGGTGCAGTTTTAGGCGCTAAATATGCTCCTGATGTTTTAAAATCTTCAAAAGACCAAGTAGTTGATTTTGTAAAATACATTAAAATTAGAAGAAAAGAACTTGCAGGTGAAGCAGTTGATGTTAACAAATTAAAAGAACTTGAAGAAAGTTTAATTAATTCAGTTGAAAATCAGATTACTCCGACAGGTAAAGCTTCAACAAAAAAATTAGTAGAAAAAATAGTTGATGAAGCTAGTACAACAAAAGTTGGAGAAGTATTTGAAGATATAAAATTAAAAACAAATTCAGATGAATTAAATAATAAAATAGTAAATTCTTTTGACGAATTTATAAACAGTGCCAGAGACCCAAATACTAAAACTTTAGATTGGAGAAAATTAAGTGAAAGTTTAGATTTTAAATTATCTCCTAGAGCATACGCTGATACAGATTTTGGAATAATAGTTTTAGATGCAATTCAAAAAGTAGTAAGAAGTGAAAAGAAATTTGATGTAATCACAGATAAAATTATTGAATTACAAGCTAATAAAGCTGGTGGCGACATTATTCAAACAACAAAAATGTTGGGTCAACTTGGTGATAAGCTTGAAAGTGGTCTTAAGTACATGTGGGCTTCACAAGCTATTCAACAAAATATAGCTGATGCTTTATATAAAATGGCAAAATCAATTGCCAATAATGAAAAAATTTACACTGAAAGTGATGCTAAATTAACAACAGCATTGTTAATGAGATTAAGTAGATTTGATGAAAAAGTAACTTCAAATTTAGGAAGAGGTTTAAGATTAAGAGGAGTTTTAAAAGACTCAAACGTAGATTTAAGTAAAGACTCTATTATAAATTTAGTAAGAAATTTTGATAATTATAAAGGAAATTTTAATGAATTTTTAAATTCAGTTGCTTTAGTAAAAGATAAAAACGCTTTAATAAAAGTAACAGATTTTATTGTTAATAATAAGTTTTGGAATGTTGCTAATGAAGTTTGGATGATTGCAAACTTATCAGTACCTAAAACTCATTTTATTAATACTTTATCTACAGGTTTAAATTTATTTATGAAACCTATAGATTTAATTGTAGGTAGTAAATTAACTTGGGGATTAGACCCAGCGACAGCTAAAGCTGTTAAAAGTCAACTTGATACAGGTCTTTCATTATTAGCTGGTTATAAAAATTATTTAGCTGATGGTTTAAGATTTGCAAAAAAAGCATTTGCAGAAGAAGATAGTGTTTTATTTGGTGGTAGTACAAAATTTGATACCAGTACAAAAGCTTTAGGAACAAGTGAATATGCCAAACTTGCAAGAGTACCTTTAAGAGCTTTAACAGCTACAGATGAGTTCTTTAAACAAGTTGCATACAGAGCAAGATTAACTGAAATTGCTGTTAAAGAAGCTAAAGAAGCAGGAGTAAGTACAACAAAAATAGTTGGAAAATTACCAAACGGAAAAGAAATTTCTGAATTTGAACAATACGTTGCTACAAGAATAAGAAATGGTTATGACGAAACAGGTTTAATTGGTGTTGATGCCGTAGCTAAACGTTATGCACAAGAAGTCACATTTACAAAAGATTTAGACGGAATTTTAGGACATGTTCAATCAATAGTTAATGAAGCTCCTATTTTAAAAATGGTTTTACCATTTGTTAAAACGCCTGCAAACTTGGCTATTCAAGCAATTGAAAGAAGTCCTTTAGGTGTTTTTGGTAAAAATTGGGAAAATTTTAGCGGTTCGAGCAGAGATGCTTATAAAATAGCTGAAACAAGAGGAAGAATAGCAGTTGGAACAGCAATATTAACTTCAACAGCTTTATTAAATTTTGCAGGATTAATTACTGGCGGTTATCATCCAGACAAAAGTATTAGACAACAACAGCAGTCAATGGGTTTTCAACCTTACTCAATAAAAATTCCTTTCACTGATACTTATGTTCAATACGGAAGATTAGACCCATTTGGGATGTTAATTGGAACTATTGCTGATTATTCACAAATTTATCATGATTTAAATGATACCGACAGAATGAAAATTGAAAATAGATTGTATGGCTTTTTAGATAATCAAATGAAAGGCGGAGGAGATAATCTTGGATTAGGAACTAAAGTAACTAACATGGTTACATCAACATACAAATCAGTTTTTAGAAACGTAGGTTCTAAAACATATTTAAGAAGTTTAATAGATTTCTTATCATCGTTTGATGAAAATGACGTTGATAGAAAAGGAGCATGGTGGTTAACAGAAAAAGGGGCATCATTTGTTCCTAATATATTAACTAAAATAAGTAATGACCCATATTTAAGAGATGCACAGACATTAACTGAAAAAGCTAGAGAAAAACTTGGTGATAGAACGTTGCCTAAAGTTTACAATTTTTTAGGAGAACCAATTGTAAATAATCAAAATGCACTTTTTAGATTATTTAATAGTTCAATTAGTCCAGCATCAATAAAAGGTCAAAAAGATGATGTTCTTTTAAAAGAAACAATTGAAAATGAAATTAATATTCCAGCATTAGAAAAAGTAAAAAATGGAATAGATTTAACTCAATTTGTTAATAAAAATGGTGAAACAGCATACGAAGTTTGGAATAATTTAATAGCTAAATCTAATTTAAGAAAAGATTTAGAACAAACAATTAAAGGAAAAGATTATCAAAATTCTCCTCCAACTATAACTTTTGATGAAAACAATAAAAATTGGGGTGGAAAATCTGTAATTTTATATGACAAAGTTAAACAACAAAGAGATTTGTCATTTTTAAATATTCAATACGGAGATTTTTATTCTAAATCAAACAAAGAATTAAGTTTATCTGAAGCTTATATTAATAAAGGAGTTATCAAAGATATTAGTGGAGCTACAAATAAAATACCTTCTGGATTTACTAGAGGTATCTACAATTTCATCGATAAAACCAAGTAATTAAACAATAAAAATAATAGGACACTTTAGATATAATAAATGCCAAGTTATTTAGCACGAGTAACGTATACAGCAGATGGTAGTACAAATACCTTTGCTTTCTCTTTTCCTTACATATTAACAAGTCACATAAAAGTTTATGTAAATGGTACAGAAGATACAGGAAAAACTTTTCCTACATCTTCAACAGTTCAACTTTCAGCAACACCTGCTAATGGTGCAACAGTTTTAATTCAAAGATTTACTCCTAGTAATGCTAAATTAGTTGATTTCCAAGATGGTTCAGTTCTTACATCTGCTGATTTAGATAGAGCCATAGACCAAACTTTTAATTTATCTCAAGAAACTATTGATGATGGTCAATCAAAATTAGGATTAGACACAGACGATAAGTACAACGCAAATTCAAAAGTAATTAAAAACGTAGCTAACCCTGTTAATGCTAATGATGCAGTTAATAAAACTTATTTAGAAAACACTTGGTTAAGCACAGCAGATAAAGCAACACTAACAAACTTAAATTCAAACATAGCTAGTGTTAATGCAGTTAATTCTGCTTTAACAAATGTAAATGCTGTAGGTTCAGATTTATTA